CGGTTCCAGTAGTTCCTACTGCGAGCGTTGCGGCGGAACCTCCTCCAACTGCCGAGCCCGCACCATTACCGCCCGTGCCTCCAGGTATAGATAAAATGGTACCAAATGAGGTTGTCCCACCATTCGTTCCGTTATTGCTGCCAGGAGCGCCCCCGATTCCGGCTGCGCCGATGGTAATAGGATAAACTGTCGCTGAATTGATAGGTATGAATGCCTCAGCATATGCCCCAGACTGCCCTCCAAATGCGGTAGCCTGAAGGCTGGCACCACATGCAGGGCAACCACCACCACCGCCCCCAGCACCGACACCACGTACACGGCCCTTGTTTGTTCCTGGTGTTGGCGTGTAATTGCTCGATGATGTAAATATCTGAATATTTAGCAATCGCCCCTTGAGCGTCCCGTCGCTTGAACCAAGGTTTGTGAGAGCGGCCGCCTGGGCAACTGCTCCCGCAGCTTTGATTTCAGAAAAATTATTGGCCTTCTGCAAAAAACTGGCCGCACCATTTGAATTTAGCGCCGCAATCAGATTGTTGAGTAACGTTGTTGTGTCGCCGTTATCCAGCACATCTACCGTTAATTGGTTGGAAATAAATTGCGCCAGGACGCTGGCCAGCACCGTAGACTGACGCAGCGCCTTGTTTACCTGTGCTGATGATGCCACGCCGGATCCAAACCCAGATAAGACCGCAGGCAGTGCTGCATAATCCGCCTGGTCAGTCACGTTGGCGCTGGGCGCTATTGCGAACGGTTTAAAATCATTTGTTGCCATTATAAATTAACTCCCCATGCTCCAGTGTCGAAACCCGATAAATAATCGTTGGCTGTATCAAACCCGAAAAGTTTATTTCCCGCTGATGGCGTTATGATGTTGCCGCCAGAATAAACGCCAGCGGCTTTGACGGTTAAATAACCCTGCTTAATCACTGCAATAAGTTCTTTTGAAACAGTATTGATACCGTTCTCCGCGAAAAATAATAGTGATATGGTCATATCCTGGTTATCAACAATTTCCATCCGACAACCAGATCCCATCAATGCCGTATCGAGAATGTCAGGTAAAGAACCGTTCGTGCCGTCCCAATGATTGATTGCTATTTTGGTTTTCAGAACCATGCGATAGACATCATCGCTCAGGTTCGTAAACCCCTCATCTGGATCAAACGGCCCTTGCCAAACGCCTTCATCAAATCCAATACCAGCAGTATCAAAGGAAAAATAGATACCGGATATTGGTGTACCAACAACCCGCGTTCGGCCTATCCACTTACCCAGAATATCAAGTTGATTGCCTACGGCGGTATCGATGTCAAACGCGGTAATCAATGAAGTTGTGGCGTCAGAAACATCACTCAATGGCCTGGTTGATAAATCGATATGAGAGACAAAATTCGGCTTCCCGGCGTGGTAATTGGTGATCAAATCGGTGTATTTACTCATGATGATACCGTTAAGATAATATTATTAACGTCGCAGGTCGGTGATTCATTCCACGCGATATTAATATTTGCAGCAGCCAGGGCAGTAGAGACTTTGCCGATTTGCAAATCAATAATGTCGTAATATTGGCTGTTTCCGCCGCTCACCACCCCAAGGTTGGCGGGAGAATAAACACGGCTAAGGAGAACATCAGCACCAATAGATAATGAGTTGATGTAATCCGCAATAGCCGTTTTAATTTGGTTACCGATGGCTGTCGTATAGCCAATAAATGCCGTAATGGTAATAGCGACATAAATTGGCACATCAACTGGACGAGAAAATTCGATAACATGCAAATTGCCATAAACGTCAGCAATCGTGATGCTGGTCGTTCCGTTGGTACTGACGCCCTGCCCCTTTCTGCTGTATAGCGTCTGGGCGATTTCGTTGACATCGCCGCCCTCAATGACTGCTGAAATCGAATGCGCCGGCAGACCGTTGGCGTCCACTGTGCCGGTATCGTTCTCAAAAAGAACGTATCGTGATACACCGCTCAGACCGGCTATTGCGCCATCTATGGCATCAAGCGGCGTAGTGGATGCCAATGTGGTGCTGATGGTCTGCCGGGCGCGTAATTCCGTATCGGTTTCCGCCGCCGAGCCGATAGCGGCCGCCGAGGGATTCGTCACGGACGTCCATCCCAGCGTCGGGGTATTAATCTGCGTCACGGTGCCGGGTAGCGCAGCGATTGCGCCTGTAGTCTCAGAGGTCGCCGTGACTGTCACGGTGCCATCGGTTCCGATCGTCGTGGTAGCCGGCAGGTCCCATATGATGCCGTTATTATCTTTCACCGATCCATTGGTAATTACCGTGCCGGTTGTGCCGTCGAGTTGTACATCAACCGTGGAATTCGTGGCTATTTGCTGAATGATGCCATTAATTTTTACCACACTGGCCAGCCCATTCCCCTGAGCTGTCGCCGGCGAGAATGCGTTATAGACCGCGATGGCCGTGTTGTTGGCGTCGTTGATGGCCAGCGCCACCAACGCCACCATTTGGCCGTCTTTGCTATCGGGTTCCAGATAAGCGTCGCTGCCGTAAATCTGTTGAAAATAACCGGTGATTTTCGTCAGGATTGTTTGATAATCGGGCGCAGAAATGCCCGTGGCTGAGACGGTGGCCGCCAGCCCTAATGTGTCGAGATCGAGTGCCATTTATGCCCCGCTGCTGACCGTGGTTGTTCCGTAGATGGTGTCAATGGTCGCGGTAAATGAAAGGCGGCGTGTGGTGCCGTCATTGTTTGAGTCAAGTGATTGAATGGAATTCACACCCTGTGTACCGCTTATGCGATCGCTCACGGCCAGGGTGTAGACCGCCGCCTGTTGTTTGCCGAGGATAGATTGAAGGTAAGGTGTCCCCTCAGTGGTATCGAGAAACCATTGACCCTGCCAGAGCTGAAACCGGGTAAAAACGGCTTGGGCCACACAGTCGGGCGAGTTGACTAAAAAGGTGTTGTCGCCCTGGCCGAATGTGTAATCACCGTTTGCGTCCTCTCGTCTGTATCGCATCAGTTCACCTCGCCTGTACTGTCGTTGCCACTCTCGACTTCATTGTGGGTATGGGTATTGCTGATGTCCTTGCCATTCGACGTCAGCGAGCCAATAAAATTGATGGCACCGGTGATCTTGGTGGCCACACCAGAAACAGCACTACCAACCATACCGCCCAAGAACGTAAACAGACCATTGACGGTAACTGCTGCTGAAAATGTCGCGGTCGGCGTGGTGACGTTTAGACCACCTGGCGCCACAATATTCATGGCGTGAGTGGTGGGGTTAATTTCCAGATAGGCCAGACCGTCATCACTGCGAAATTGCGCGGTAGTTGTGCTGATGCCGCTGATTTTCTTTGCCTGCGACTGCGGACCGACAATAGCAAAAGCGTCCGCAAGATGATGCATCCGGCCGGATACCGGTTCCTGAACGCCGCCAGACTGCCACCAGAAATCAATGCAGCGGTCGGCAAAAATCACCAGGCATTCGTCGCCGGCCGCAACCGGGAACGTCAGCGTAACGCCACCACCGCGCGGAAAAATAACCGGCACGTCGACCAGTGGCTTAAGGATTGTCGATGCGCCGTTGATTTGTCCCTTGATGGCCGGCTGCACAACACAGGTCATGGTGTTAGGGTTGAACGAATGAATGATGCCCGGCAGCGCCACGCGAAGGCCAGCCGCTATGCTGTCGCTGATTGCCTTAATCATTTGCTGTTCGCCGCCGATTTGGGATTGAAGTGGTACGGGCATAAAAACTCCATAAAAAAACCCGCTCAAGGCGGGTAACTGATCAAATGTCAGGATAGTCGTGTAACAAAGCTCGGGTTAGGCTGATATCCCCACTAAAACAAAGGATGATTTCATGGACATTAGTCTATTTATCACCTCGATCAAAAGCGCTATCGGGGCGCTTTCGACCGTTCAAAGTAACGCAGTCCTTCGCGAGAGAATCACTTTCATTTACGAGCAGATTGAAGTAATTCAGAAAGCCAGCGAAGCTACCCAAACAGAACTTGCCGAGCTTAAAGCAAAGAACCTGGAACTTGAAAATGAAATAGCGGCTTATCGGGCAAAGGATCAGTTTGTCCAGCACATGGGAGCGGCCTTTAGAAAAGATGCCTCTGGTGGATACATCAAAGCGGTTTATTGTCCCAACTGTCTTAAACAGGTCGGTAGCGGGTTCAGCGATTTTCCTTTCCATTGTAATACCTGTGGTTGGACTTCTGAATTTGAAGGGGGAAACTTGGATTTTGTGATGCGGTCGTTACCATAACTAAAACCTACCATCAGATAGGTTACTTCATCCTCACACAATCATACGTCCCGTATATCCGCGGGACGTCCATGTTCGCCTGTACCAATTGCACGTTAAGAATGGCCTTACCGTCCTTTTTCACGTAATCCATACCGAACCAGTGACCAGGCTCAGCGGTGGGCACCATCCACTGAAGCATCAAATTTTCATAATCTTCTTTTTGCTTCAAGAAAGTTAATTTTTGTGTTTCGGGGCGCTGACCATTGATGTGCATAAACCCATCACCAGCGGCCTCAAGATGAAATGGGCCACACTGCATTCCACCAGCAATCGCCATCGGGGTCACAAATAGTAATGTAACCAATATCTTTTTCATCATTGGCCTGTATAAGCCTTTTCAAGGGTGGATTGAGACATCAATCCCGCATTCCCGCGCGCAAAGCACATCAGATCCATATACCACGGTTGCCCTCGCGTGTCGCCAGTATAATCTATGGCCTTGACAATATAAACACCATCAGCGGCGACACTGGACGGATTTGCCGGGGTGCCTTGGATCACTTGATTACCGTTCACATTCTGCTCTGATACGCGCCCTGGTGCTGCGGCCACATCCTGATTAGAAAGAGAGGCCCGGTAAACAGACGCCTGATCAATTTCCACCAGCCCGTTAATACGGATATTGGGGTTAATCAGGCATCTGACATTCACGCCAGCGCCCATGGTCTGCTGCGGCATCCCGATAAGGCCCGTATTCGAATTTAGTTGGATAGCCTCATAGAGATACGCATTTTCCGGCACCATCTGTATCTGTCCGTCCACCATCTGCCATGTGGCCTTGCACATCCCCGCAATATCATCCATGACATCGGCCGATTTGTGATACAGGGTAATGCCGCGGGGAAAGACGGTGGTCGGCATATCGCCGGTAGCCCCCTGCGTTATTCCATATTCACCAAATCCCGCCAGATTGGCCTTATAGAGGTCGGCCACGGTATAACCGGCCGCCAGGGTCAGAGAAGAATTGGCATATAAGAACGCTTCATGATCGCCAACGGCCTGAATCAATATCCAACTGTCGGTAATATTGTCTTTGCCGGTTACCGTGAAGCGGAGATCGCCGTTAAAAATGATCCCAAAATTTTCACCGCCAGTTTGTCCCACCTGGTCGGCGTTGATGTTCTTGACCGCGCCGACTTGATTTGCCTGCACCGCCGGTGCGATACCGTCATAACCGGCGATGATTTTTATTTTTGAGAATTCCTGTCCCAATATCCGGTTATTGGTGGCCGTCGACAAATTATAGATACGGACGTTTGCCACGCGGGGCCATCGCGTATCGGCCCACTCAATACGAAATGTCACTTTAAAATCAGAAAGGGAAATGCCCTGCCCTTTTTCATTGAAAAGCTGTAGCTCAAAATGACGCATCCAGTTTTGAGACATGATTACTCCTGTACAAAATATAAATGGCTGTCGGCGCCCAAATTTGTGCTCGTCGGGTATTCCTGGGTTTCGTCGTTGCTGATCACCACCAGCACACCATCAATGCCTAGTTGCGGGTATTGGGCCAGCAGGTTGATGCCAGAGACCAACGGCGCGCCGGTCAGCAGTGAATTGCCCCCGCTGTCCAGCAAATCCATTATCCAGCCAGCCGCGTCGCGCCAAATCAATTTCACCTGTCCGGTAAAGTTTCCCAGGGCGATATTAAATTGCTGGTTATCCGCTGTGAGAGGAATTTCCTGAATGTTCATTTTACGGGCATCCCCAGAGACGAAAGGACACTGGCCGGAATGCCGCCCAGCGCACCGTTTGCAGATGAAAGTAGCGAGCTGGTAGGCTGCGTCAGCGATTTTGTCCCGGTATTCTGTACGGCGGCCGTGCTGACACCCTGGGTCATATCAGCCTTATCTGCCACCTGGATAGTTTGCGTTTGCGAGATGATCACTTCGTGCAACGTCAGGACGCACATCAATACATTTTCAGTGGTTTTATCTGTCGTTACCTCAATAATGCGCATCAGCATATTGTGATAGGTGCGTTTACCGGTAATGACATCAAAAGGGATTCGCGTTGATTGGAGATCGAGAAGCTGCTGATAGGTTTCCTGCGGACTTGTGCCAAGGCTAAGCCCGATTGAAGAGGTATCGGCAAAATCCACCAGTGAGCCGCCGCCGGAAAACCCTACCTCCATCGTGACATCGGACGGACGCCGGTATGCATGGTCCGCGATAAAACCCGCGCCTGACGAACTGGCGCCCCCGTTAGCGCTTGTCACCCGTTCCACAGGGTGTTCAGTAATTTCCAGTGTGTCGCTATGTTTTTCCGATATGACGACACTCGGCACATATACGCCGATACGGCGTTTGGTCTGGGTAAATAATGCAGAGAGAATGTCCATTATCTGGGTGTTGTCCCCATGTCATGCGCCAGCCTGGAATTAACCCCCGTCTGGCGCCCAGCCACTTCCCGTCCCGCAGCCAATGGATCAGAAACACCAGAAATATAAATGTTGGTTTCCTGCTGGATGCCGCCGCCTGGCATATTGCTCATCACCCGAGGAACATAATCGCGGGTTTCCTGCGGCATCAAAGCCATGCCGTATTTTTGGATATTTCCCGGTCCCCAATTATAAGCCCGTAAGGCATCAGGTAGATTGCCGTACTGCTTGATCAATTTACTCAACAGTTGCGCCGCCGCCTGGGCGGACTTCATCGGATCGAAGGCGTCACCGGGCCGCAGCCCAAGTTTGCGCGCCGTATCCGGCATTAGCTGAAATAACCCCTCAGCGCCGGCCGGAGAAACGGCGTTCGGATCACCTTTTGACTCAGCGATAGCATCAGCGCGCAGCAATCCAGTGGGCAGATGATAGAGCGTTTCAAGTTGAGATAGCACCGGTTGCATCCATCCCAGCAGTGCCGAACCGGCAGCGGTGGGCCTTGGTGCGCCAGTGCGATTACCCATCAAACCTGTACCCGGCTGAGCGTTACCAGACAGAGGGCTGATAACCTGTAGCGCAGAAAGAAGCGCGTCGGCCACATTTTGCGCAAACGACGAGTCATTCAGCTTTTTAACGGTGTCAGAGAATTGGTTGGCAACGACTTGAGGAAGATTGGTTTCTCTAATCCGTTTCGCGGACTGAGCATGCTGCTCTGCCGCTTTTTTAGTATCGAGCGCTGACTCCTTCATGGAATCGGTAACAGCCTGCTGCTCGGGCGTTACAGCCCCATCCGAAAGGTTTTTCGGGATGGTGATTTGCTGATTTAATCCCCTATGCCACCAGTCAATAACTCCGCCGATAAGACCGTTAACAAATGTTTTCCCCTGATTGCGTTGTTGCTGTTCCTTTTCTCGTTGAATCAAGAGCTGGCCCGGCGTCATATGTTTGGCTTTGGCTTCATCTTGCAGATCGCCGACCTTCTTCCATGCATCCACAAGAGCCATGGCGGCCAGCAGCGGGCCAAACCCTCTCGTTACCCGGGCAACAGCGGCTAAAATGCCTAGCGCCCATTTTCCGCCAATATAAACGGCTACACCTTCAAGCACATGCTGCCAGCCGCCGACATGATTTTTCAGCTCGATAAGCTTATCCCTGATCCAGAGAATCGCGTTTTTCGCCTGTTCAATATCCGGTTGCCACTTTGCCCAATCGATTAGGCTC